GGCTGAAGGGCGAGAAAGACATCCGCATCTGGGCATCGCAGCATCTCAACATCGAGATCGGCATCGGCCTCAAGACCGACGGCTGGCCCGGCGCCGAATTCTGGTCCGCCGCGGAAGACAGCTCGATAACGCTGGAAATGCTGATCAAGCGGTGCGACGTCATCATCGTCGGGGTTGACGGTGGCGGGCTGGACGATCTGTTTGGGATGACCATCATTGGCCGTGACCGCGATACCAGGACGTGGCTGTCATGGACGCACGCCTGGTGCCACGAGAGCGTGCTCGAGCGCCGGCAGACGATTGCCGCCCGCCTGCTCGACTTTGCGGCTGCGGGTGAACTGACGATCGTCGACGACGAGCTCGCCGACATCTCGAAGATCGTCGAGATCGTCCATAAGATCGACGAAGCCGGCGTGCTCGGCATGGTGGCGGTCGATCCGGCAGGGTTGGGCGAACTGATCGAAGCTCTTGCCGAAATCGATGTCACCCAGGAGGGCGGCAAAGTCATAGGTGCCCCGCAAGGCTACGCGATGATGAACGCGATCAAGACGGCCGAGCGGAAACTCGCCAACGGTACCCTCAAGCATTCGAAATCGAGCCTGATGGATTGGTGCGTTTCGAACCTCAAGATCGAGCCGACCGCGACCGCGATCCGCGCTACCAAGCAGAACGCCGGCGACGCGAAGATCGACCCAGCCATGGCGCTATTTGATGCGGTCACCGTGATGGTGAAAAACCCTGAGCCGGTCTCGACCGAAATCTACCGCGGCGAAGGACGTGAGATCAGGTTCGTCTGAGCGGGGACATACCGTATGGGTATTCTGAGCCGCCTGGCGAACTGGTGGACACAGCGATCTGCCACATCCGGCACCGCTTCTCCGTCAGACTGGCTGAAAGACTGGGTTCGCGGGGGCCAGGAGTCCGCATCAGGGATCGTTGTATCCCAGACGGAGGCACTTCGCGATGTGGTCACGATGGCTTGCGTGTCACTTCGCGCGGCCGACCTGGCGAAGCTTCCGGTCCATGTGAAGCGGCAATTGAAGAACGGAGGCACCGAAATCCTCCGCGGTCACGCGGTCGAGCGCCTGCTGCGAAAGCCGAATTCCTGGCAGACGAAGTTCGAGTTCTTCGAGATGATGCAGGCCTGCTACCTGCTCAAATCGAACGCCTATGCGCCGGTTATCTGGAACGGCCGCGGGCAGCCGGTGGCGATGGTTCCGGTCAATCCGGAGCGCGTGAGCCTGATGGAGGCGCCCGGCGGGGACTTGTTCTACCAGGTCATGCGCGGGAGCCAACACGAGATAGCCGAGCTGGCGTCGCTGCCGCTCATGATCTCGGCGGAAGACGTCCTCCACCTTCGCGGCATGTCGCTGAACGGCCTCCTCGGCGCATCGCGGATCAGCATGGCGCGCGACGCCATTGGCCTGAGCCTCGCCCTTGAGCGGTATTCCTCGTCGCTGTTTGCAAGGGGCGCTCGGCCCAGCGGTGTTCTCGAGACCGAAAAGCGCTTGAACGATGCGACCTTCCTACGATTTCAGACGCAGTGGAAGGAGCGATACTCCGGCCTTGAGAATGCCGGCCAAACGCCGATCCTCGAGGAAGGGCTGAAGTGGAAGCCGGCGACGATGACGGCCGTCGAATCTCAGACGGTGGAAGCCCGCCGCCTGCAGATTGAGCAGATCGCCACGGCGTTTGATGTGCCGTTGCATCGTCTCGGCATCATCCCGGAAGGGGGCGGCCAGGCAATTCTTCAGGCGCATCAGATGTACCTGAACAACACGTTGAGCTCGGATGTCGAGCGCTGGGAGAACAAGCTCAACGACATGTTCGGGCTGGATGGTGAGGAAATCTTCGTCGAGTTCGATCTCGACTACTTCAACCGCGCCGACATGCAGACACGCTACACGGCGCTGAGAACCGGCGTCATCGGGGGCTTCCTGAAACTCAACGAGGCGCGCCGCAGCGAGGGGCTACCGGACGAAACTGGCGGCGACGTCCTGATGCAGCCCACGAACATGGCGCCGTTCCCTTACGTCCCCGAAAAGAAGGGTACTGGCCCCGGTAGCGACACGACGGGCGCTCCAGCACCTGGTGGTGACGGCGATCCGGCTGCCGTGCCGTCGGTGGACTAATTTTCAGCGAGGTCAAGAGATGACGAAAAAGCTGATCACGGAACAGGAATTCCGGGACGCTGCGAAAGCTGGGAAACCTGACGACGATGTCCAACTCCGCAAGGCCTTCGTGGTGGAAACCAAGGCGGTTTCCGATGCGGATCGGACAATCGACTTCGTGATCTCGACCGACACTGTTGACCGGTACGGGGACACAATCGCGGTAGACGGCTGGCAGCTCGGCAACTATCGGAAAAATCCGGTCGTCCTATGGGCGCACGACAGCTCGATGATGCCCGTCGCGAAAGCCTTCAATGTTCGCATTGAGGATGGCAAGCTGAAGGCGCGCGCCGAGTTCATGACGGCTGATATCTCGGGTTTCGCCGATTCAGTGTTCAAGGCGATCAAGGGAGGCTTCCTCAACGCCGTGTCGGTGGGATTCATCCCGGTAAAATATGCCTTCAGCGAGGATGACGGCCGCACCTTTGGCATAGATTTCCTCGAACAGGAGCTGCTCGAGTTTAGTGTCTGTCCCGTCCCGGCCAACCCCGAGGCCCTCGTTGAGGCAAAATCAGCCGGGATCGACATCGCTCCGATCCGCGACTGGGCCGTAAAGGTCCTGGCGGAAGAAAAGCTGGCACTCATCGACGCTGACCGTCTCAGCGCGATCAACGCGCTGGCCGACGAATTCAGGACCGACGCAAAGAAGTCGTCCGGATCGAAGGGCGCCAGCGGCATCTATCGTCGCTGCGCCAACCGCATTGAGAAGGCGCTCAAGGGTGAGAAGTCCGATACGGCCGACACAACCGAGCCGCCGGAATCCGAAACGACAACCACCAATTCCGCCGATGAGACGGAAAAGAAAGCCGATGGCACCCCGCGGCTCGATATGGCGCGACGCCTTCTCGACCTGATGCAGTAATTCCCAATCCGCAAGGATTTCCCGCTCCGACGGGCGGTGACAGTGCCGGCGCGACCGGCTTCCAAAAACCCCTGATGAAAGGAGTGGACCATGTCCGCCCGTCTGAATTCCCTGCGCCAGAAGCAGGGCGAAATCCACGACAAAATGGAGGGTCTTCTCAAGAAGGCCTCCGACGAAAACCGCGACCTCACCGAGGCCGAGGATCAGGCCTTCAAGGACCTCAAGAAGGAATTCGACGAGGGCAAGAAGGCAATCGAGCGGGAGGAGGAGGTCGAGCAGATCAAGGCCAGCCTCGCGAAGCCGATCAAAGTGCCCGGCAACGAGACCCAGCACAAGGCGCCGGCGACGCCGCGGGTTCGCTACGGCAAGATGAAGGCGTTCAAAAGCGAGACAGCCGATGAAGACGCCTACAAGTCCGGCATGTTCCTTCGTGCGGCGTTCTTCCGCCACGAGAAGTCGCTGGAATGGTGCCGCGAAAACGGTGTCATTATCCAGAAGGCCGCCTCCGAGACGGTAGGATCGTCGGGCGGTTTCCTCGTGCCGAACGAATTTAACCAGGCGATCATCGACCTCCGCGAGGAGTACGGCACGTTCCGCCGGTCCTGCCGGCTGATTCCGATGGGCTCGGACAGCATGACTATCCCGCGCCGTGCCGGGGGCCTCACAGCCTACTTCCCGGGCGAGAACGGGGAGATCACCGCCTCCGACAAGTCCTGGGGGCAGGTCAACCTGAACGCCAAGAAGCTGGCAGCCCTGTCGCGCCTGTCAACCGAGCTGGCGGAAGACGCGGTGATCTCGATCGCCGACGACCTCGCCTCCGAGATGGCTTACGCTTTCGCGCAGAAGGAGGATGACTGCGGCTGGAACGGCACTGGCACTTCCAGCTACGGCGGAATCACCGGCGTTCGCACCCGGATCATCGATGGCACGCACACGGCGTCCGTGGTCGACGGGGCGAGCGGCCATGACACCTTCGCCGAAATCGACGCGCCAGATCTCGCCAATGTGATGGGGAAACTGCCGAAATACGCCGAGCGCAGCGCGAAGTGGTACTGTTCTCAGGTTGCCTGGGCGGTGGTCTTCCAGCGGCTCATTGCGGCGGCCGGCGGCACGAGCATGGCCGACCTTACCGGCGGCAAGCCGAACCGGAGCTACCTCGGCTATCCGGTCGAGATTGACCAGAGCCTCCCCACCTCCACGGGTGATCTCTCCGACGTGGCCATGCTGTTCTTTGGCGATCTGTCATTGGCAGCGACGATGGGCGAGCGCCGCGGCATCACCGTGAAAATGTCCGAGGAGCGCTACTTCGAGTTCGACCAGATCGGCGTTCAGGCGACCGAACGCATCGACATCAACGTCCATGATCTGGGCGACAACTCCACCGCTGGCCCGCTTATCGCGCTGATCGGCGAGTAGCCAAACTCATCGGGCGCCGTTCTTGAAGCGGCGCTCGTCAACCTCATCTCGCAAAGGAGACCTCCTCAATGCGCGACCTGCACAACCAAATCCGAATCATGCGGTCGATCTCGCCGATCGCGGTCGGTACGACCGGCACCGGCAAGACCGGGACGATCGTCGATCGGAAAGACTACGATGCCGTCGAGCTCGAGTTCAGCTACGGCACCATCACGGCCACAAGCGCCACTTTTACGGCGACCGTGCTTCATGGCGACGCCACCGGCGCGATGACTTCCGTTGCGGATGCCGATCTCATCGGCACCGAAGCGCTCGCCGGTATCGCCGCCGGCACGCCGCGGACGTCCGGCGTCAACAGGAACGTCACGAAGCGGATCGGCTATATCGGCCTCAAGCGCTACGTGCAGGCGAAGATCGTCTCCACGATTACTGCCGGCACGCCGGTAGGCGCGAACGTCATCCTCGGCATGCCGAAGGTGGCGCCGCCGTCGAACCCCTAAGATCAATTGCCGCGCGCGGCGGCACAATTCCGCCGCGCCACCCTCCCGTATTCATTCTGCCCGACAGCAGGAACCTCCGTCCAATGAACATCCACCAGGCTGTATCCTCCGACCTGTACAGTGGCGAGCGCCAGGTCTCGCCGACGGTCGACGGAATTCGCGCCGATCACGTCCGCCGCTACGAATGGGCAGCAAGGACTCTCGCGCCAAACAGCCGCGTTCTCGATATCGCGTGCGGCGTCGGTTATGGCGCATTCATTCTCGCCCAAGCCGGGCATCGCGTGACGGCCATCGACATCTCGGCCGATGCGATCGCCTATGCCAAAGAGCATTTTGCGCATCCGGGTATCGACTACGGTTGCAGTTCGGCAGAAGACCTTCCATCGGACCTCGAGTTCGATGCGGTGGTCTCCTTCGAAACGATTGAGCACCTTGCTGATCCAGAGCCCACGCTCCAAAGGTGGGCAGGATATGCGCCTGTGCTCCTCGCCAGCGTCCCCAATGAATCGGTCTTTCCGCATCGCGACCAATTCAAGTTTCATCATCGACACTACACGGCGCGCCAGCTTCATATTCTGATGGTGGAGGCCGGCTACGCGGTAGTAGGCTGGTATGGTCAAGCCCAGACTTACTCTGACGTCGAGCCCGCTGTGGTGGGGCGGACCATCGTCGTACGAGCAGAGCGCGAATACATTCCGTTCTTGCAGACGGTGGCAGAAGCCGCTTCGCCATCTCCGCCAGAACATGTCGTTGTCCTCGGACTTGGACCATCCCTCGAAGCCTACGTCGACAAAGTGAAGCGCCTCGGCTCCCGCAAAGCCTTCGCCAACGAGGTGTGGGGGATCAACGCGATCGGCGATGTCATTCACTGCGATCGCATCTTTCACATGGATGACGTCCGCATCCAGGAGATCCGCGCCGAGGCTGCGCCCGAAAGCAACATCGCCAACATGCTGGGTTGGTTGAGACAGCATCCCGGCCCGATCTACACAAGCCAGGTAGTGCCCGGTTATCCCGGCCTCGTCGAGTTTCCGCTCGAGGCAGTGATCAACAGCACCGGATTCGCGTATTTCAACGGCACAGTCGCCTATGCGGTGGCCTATGCGCTGCACCTTGGCGTGAAGCGGCTGAGCTTCTTCGGTTGCGACTTCACCTATTCGAATTCCCACCATGCCGAGCGTGGCCGAGCCTGTCTCGAATTCTGGCTGGGCATGGCGGTGGCGAGAGGGATCGAAGTCTGTGTCCCCGACAAGTCGACACTCATGGACGCCTGCGAGCCTGACCATGCGTTCTACGGATACGACGCGGTCAAAGTGGGTCTTTCCAAGAGGGCGAACGGCTCCATGCAGGTGACGTTTGAACCGGTCGAGAAGCTTCCGACCGCCGAGGAGATCGAAGCTCGCTACAATCATGAACAACATCCCAACACGCTGATGAGGTCCTGACATGGGGCGCTACCGCGTCATACGTGCCTATGGGCCCTGGTCCGTGGGACACGTGTTCACCGATATGCCGGGCAACGTCGCGCGGACGCTCGCCTCACGCGGGCTCGTCGAAGAGTGCAGTTTTGATGCGCCCGCCGATCGAATGATGCGATCCGCCGACATGCAAACTCGCCAGAGAAAGGGCAATAGCCATGAGGCTGCTGGACGCCGAAATCACAGTTGAAACGAGGCAACACGGCGGCGCTCGCCTGAGGATCAGGGAGAGCACCGGCGAGCTCTTTGGCATCGAACTGTCGGCGTCGAGTCTCAGTTCTCTCATTGCTTCACTGCAAGCCGTTACCAAGGGGTCAGGGCCGGCGCACGGATCAGACGAGGCCGCCGCGAAACTCGCGCCGGGTGAGCCTGTCTTCCGGACCGCGAAGCGGAAATAAGAACGCCCGTGAGCTCCATTCTGACGATAACGGCCCGGGCCGACAGCCTTCAGCTTCTCACGATCGGGGAGATGCGCTCGGCTATCGGGACGACAGGCTCGGAGCATGATGTCGAGCTCACACAGTGGGGGCTGAAGATCGCCGCCGATATCTGTTCGGAATGCAATATTGCGATTGGAGCCGGCGCGCCGCCGACCCTGCTGCGTGAAACGTTGACCGAAGTGTTTCGCAGCGTGCGTTCGGAGGTGCTGATGCTCTCACGTCGACACGAGGTCACCGTTTCCGGCATCACCGAAGACGGGACCGCGTTGGCGCCATCCGACTATGAGGTCGATCCCGAGAGCGGCTTGGTCCACAGACTATCCAGCGACAATCGTGTTGCCTGGCGGGCATCGAAGATTACCGTCGTGTACGCGGCCGGCTTTGCGAGCAACAGCATTCCGCGCGATCTCGCGCACGCGGCGAGCGACTTCCTCCGCCAGGTCTGGCGCGAGAGCGATCGCGACCCTCTGGTCAAGAGCGAGCGCGTCCGAATCGACGATATCGAGGAAATAGAGCGTCAATTCTGGATCGGCTCTGTTCCTGGCCAGTCCAACGAAGGCGCCGTCCCTGATGTCGTTGCGGGCCAACTGCTGCGCTTCCGAAACTACAGGCTCTGAGGAGCCACCAACAAAACCCTCCATCCAATTCGTCGGTCAGTCCCGCCCATCCCGGTGTTGGATGGGCCATGGCTGACGGCTCGTTCCGCGAAGGAAAATCCAAATGACCACCACCGCGCAGGAAATACTTGAAGCGATCGCAACCGTCGTGAACGACGCTTTTGAGACGAAACTCGAAGCAGCGTTGGCCGCCGACGCAGAGAGGGATGAAGCCGAGATCGCGAAGATCAGGGCGGATGCGCTCGTCGCGGCCGAGGCGAAAATTCAGGAGGCGCTTACCGCCGACGAGGCTGCGGATGCGGCGGCCGTTGCTGAAAAGGACGCGACGATTTCTGGCCTTCGCGGTGACGTGGCCTCAGCCCAGCAGACGATCGCCGCGCGCGACGCGCTTGTCAAATCTCTCGAGGGAGAGGTCGCGGATCGTGATTTGACCATCGCTGCGCAGCGAGATCGCATCGCGGACCTCGAGGACCATATCGAAAACGGCAACAGCCTGACAATCCCAAGGATAACAGTCGGCGATGTCGCCGCAACGGAGAAGGTTGGCAAGGTTCGTTTCGCTGTCACTATGGAGACCGCCTACGACAAGCCCGTCCTCGTCGATTTCGCGACTGTAGCCGGAACGGCAGTAGCCGGCTCCGATTTCCTTGCCACGGCCGGCACTGTGACGTTCCTCCCCGGTGAAGCGGCAAAGGACGTTGAGGTCACGATCATAGACGATACGGTCGTTGAGAGCACGGAGAGCTTCAGCCTGAAACTTTCGAATGCTCGAGTTCTGGTTCCGATCGTCAAGGACACGGGCGTAGCCACCATCGCCGATGACGATGTGATCGTGATCCCGCCGGACCCTCCGCCGGCGGGCGATTTCAGTCCGTGGCCGATACCAACCGGCCTCCCACAGTCTGAGTTTGCCGCTTACCTCGCCAAGGTGCTCGTTTGGTTCAAGACGAATACCGGGCCGCAGATTGCGCTGACAGACTCCAGTATCCGGTCGATCACGACCAATGGCGCTGTCCACAGGGGCAAGCGGTTCCAAGGTACGTTGCGCATCCAAGCAAACGATGTCGTCCTTGAGGACTGCGAGGTCAACGGCGGTGACTATCAGGGCATTGACGCCGAAGGCTCGAATCGACTGACGGTGCGCAGAGTGCGCGTCATCGGCGCCAAAACAGCGATCTTCAATAATGCGATCTTGTCCGGCGCCAATGCGCTGATCGAGTATTGCGATGTTTCCGTTCACCAGCACGCGATCACGCCGCAAGGCGGCCCGAACACGATCGTTCGGTACAACTACGTCCACGACGGCTACTACTACGCACCGACGGACAAGCACGTCGGCGGCATCTCGATCAAGGGCGGCAGCAACTTCACCGCCATGCTGGTCGAGGGAAACTATGTTCTCGGCCAGGACACCTCTTCGATCTTCATCAAGAACGACTTCGGCCAGTGCCGCAACGTTACGCTGAAAAGCAACTTCATGCTCAGACAGCCGGGCGCCGGCTCATATGGCTATGCAGCATATTCGACATCTGACGGACCAACCGGCCCGAACATGGTGTCCGGCACCGTGGTCGACGGCAATGTCTGGCAGGCTGGCTATGTCAGCTACATGAGCATCTATCGCAATGGCGATCCGCAGCCTGTTCTGCGGAACAACCTGAACGAAAAAGGCCAGCCGGCCAACAACCCGTGACCGCAGCCTATGGTGCCATAGGCCGTATTGACTACGGCTCGCGGACCAACACTGTCATCCCTATGCCGGCGTCGGTCGGGGATGGCGACTTCCTTATATTGGGGCACATCACAGCCAACAGCGGCACGGCCGTTACGCAGACATTGCCGGCCGGGTGGACGCAACTAGGAACGGTTCAGACCGGCTCTGATGGTTCTTTCGGCTGGCGCTTCGAACAGGCGGCGAGGGTCGCGAGCAGCGAGCCGTCCGATTACACGGTCACGCACTCGTCGACCAACACGGAGGGAATAATCATCCGCATCGACGGCAGCGGCACGATGTCAGTCGATGTGTCGTCTAAGAATCATACGACGGGCAACAGCCCGACGACGGCGACAGGCACGGCTGTAACCACAACGGTCACTGATGCGCTCCTGGTCTTTCTCGCGCTGAACTGGAATGAAGCGGCGCTAACTGTTCCCAGCGGCATGACTGAGCGGCAAGACAGCCAGTTCCTTTACCTGGCCACGCAGGCACTATCGGCGTCCGGTTCGACTGGCACTAGGACGTTTACGGCGGGTGCAAATCCGTGGTTCGCGAACATGATCGCGATCAAGGATGTTGTCGGAGGTGGCGGCGGCGCTCCGACGAAGTTCATGCACTTGCAAAAACAGCATCGTCGCCTCTGGATGCCGAAGAAGCCGGGATTGATCAGGCGCGGCTGGGAGCCGCTGGGTGCTCTTAAGGGGGCGGCATGACGATCTTCCTCAAGCAGTCCACGAGCGTCGACATCGGGATCGGCCCGTTCGTCGACGAGACAGACGGCAAGACGGCCGAGACCGCCCTGACGCTGACGCAGCCGGACATCCGCCTGAAGAAGAACGGCGGCAACTGGGCTCAGAAGAATGCCGCGCAGACGCTCTCTCACGAGGAGAACGGCTGGTACGAGGTCACGCTCGACGCGACGGACACCAACACGCTGGGCGTGATGCAGCTTGCGGTTCACGAGAGTGGCGCTCTGCCGGTCTTCATGAGCTTTCACGTCGTCACGGCCAACATCTGGGACTCGCTGTTCTCGACCGACGTCCTGGACGTCAGTGTTGTGCAGTTCGGAGGCTCGAACCTGACTGCTACTGGTGGTCGGCCAGAGGTCAACATGAGTCATATCGCTGGCTCGGCTGTGTCGGCATCGACTGCCCAGATCGGCGTCAACGTTGTGCAGATCAGCGGCGACGCAACATCCGCCGACAACCTTGAATCCTACACCGATGGCACTACACCGCAGCCGGTGAACGTGACGCAGTTCGGCGGAACAAATCTCACGGCGTCGGGCGGGCGCCCCGAGGTGAACGTTACACACGGGGCCGGTACGGCGTGGAACTCCGGAGCGATCGGCGCTAATACGCTGGCAGCCGATACGCTCACGGCGGCCAAGCTCGCTTCCGACGTAACGACAGAACTTCAGAGCGGGCTCGCGACCGCATCGGCGCTGTCGACGGTGAGCGGCAAGATCGACACGATAGACGATTTCGTCGACACCGAAGTGGCCGCCATCCTCGCTGCTGTCACTGCGATTCCGACCGCCAATGCCAACGCCGATGCTCTGCTCGACAGGTCGGCGGGCGTCGAAACCGGTTTGACTGTCCGCCAGGCACTCCGGCTTTTCGCGGCGGTTCTGGTCGGCAAGGCCAGCGGGCTCGACACCTCGACGGCGGTTTTCCGCGACACCGGCGACAGCAAGGATCGCGTGACAGCCACGGTCGACAGTGACGGCAACCGCTCGGCAGTCACTCTGGACGCAACCTGATGTTCAGCGGATCATATTTCGGGCACGCCTATTTCGGGCGGACCTATTTCGGGCAGGCGCCGGCGCCGGAAGGCGCCGATATCGGGGTGCCCGCCGCCGGCGTTACACTCCAAATTCACGCGCCGGCCATCAGCGCGGGCGCCGTCGTGGTGGCTCCCGGCGCCGCGGTTGCGGTCACGGCGCCGGCGCCGAGTGTCGGAACCGGTGCGATCGCCTCGGTGCCCGTCGCAGCGGTGTCGACTGCCGTCCTGGCGCCATCGATCGGAGCTGGTGCGGCTGTTTCCGTGCCGCCGGCAACTGTTTCGGTGTCGACGCATGTGCCGACGCTGGGTACCGCGACGAACACAGACATACCGGCGGCGACAACGGCTGTCGCGGTGCATGCGCCGTCAATCGCCTCCGGCGCCGGAGTCCAGGTGCCATCCGCTGGCGTCGTCGTTTCGATCGGTGCGCCGACGTTTGGCGGCGGTGCTGTCATCGTCGCTATGGCGGCGAACTCGAACGTTGCGCTGCACGCGCCCGCCGTGACGGGCGGCTCCGGTCTCGGAGTTCCGGCGGCCGGTGTCGCGGTTGCGCGTCACGCGCCCGAAATCAGGGCCGGGGCATCAATTGTTGCCCCGCTCGTGCAGATCACGGTCGCGGCGATCGGTCCGGCGATCGGCCTTCACGGCTCCGGTCTCGGAGTTCCGGCGGTCTCCGTCACCATTTCGGCCTTCGCGCCGACATCGCTCGGTTTCGTCGGACAGGGTGACCCGAGAAGGATCGTGCTTCGGGCAGAGGCCGCGAACGACGTTTCAATGCCGGGGCTGTTGTCGGCCCGGGTCTCTATGGTCGGCCGGCTCAATAGAAGGGTGAACTGACATGGCGGTTACCATCACGCCGTACAATCATACGGTGAAGAAGCTGGCCAACAGCGAGGTCACGTTGGCAACCCTTAAGCTGATGCTGCTCAACGACGATGCAGCGGCGCTGTTCGATGCGACCGACACCGACCTGTCCGGACTGACCGGCGCCCAGGTCTCCGGCAATGGCTGGGATTCCGGCGGCGAGACTTTGCAGAACGTTGCAGTGACCACGGTGACGACGAATGACGCAAAACTCGACGCCGACGATCTCTCAATCTCGGCGTCCGGCGGTGCAATCGGTCCGGCGCAAGCGGCCGTCCTTTACGACGCGACCGGCAACGAGCCGCTGTTCTTTATCGATTTCGGCGAGTCGAAGCAGGCCGATACGGGAACGCCGTTCAATGTCACCTGGAACGCTTCGGGGATCGTCACCTGGACGATCACCTGACCATGTCGGATTTCTCGATGTTTGCCGGCGACGCGAAGCTGGTAACTGTCTCGGTTGTCGATGATGCGGGCGATGTCGTGAACATCACCGGCGCCTCGATCCAGTGGAAGGCGGCGCCCTCCGTCGATGACGAGCCGGTGATCGAGAAGAGCACGGCGGTCAGCCCCGGCGGCATTGAGATCACGAACGGTCCGGCTGGCGAATTCGTCGTCACGCTCAATGGAAACGATACCGAAGACCTTTCCGGGCTCTACTACCACGAAGCCGAGATGGTTCTGTCGGCTGCCGCTTCGACGGTGCTGACCGGCCAGTTCGTCGTTACGAAAACGCTGATCAGGCCTGATTGATGGCCGACCTATCCGACACGCCGGCCGGCATGATTGCCCGGCTCAACGTCTCGATTGAACGCAGGGGCCAGACGGTATCGATCACGACTCTAGGCGGAACGCCGGTCACGGTCTCCGCAAAGGCTCATGTCCGTCCGGTGAAAGCGGAAAAGATGGTTGGCCCGATCCAGCAGACCTGGTCGAAAGTCATCCTGAGCCCAACCGGGCTTTCGTCGGTACTGCCCCTTCTGAAGGGCTATACCGTCACCATTGACGGCCGCGAGCGCCAGATCGAGCGCTACGATCCGATCAAGTCCGGCAACACGCTGGTGCGTATTGAACTGATGGTGGCGGGCTGAACGTTGGCTGGCGTGGCCGATAAACGTATCGAATCGCTCCGCGAAAGAGTGCGTGAGCTCGAGGCTTCCGAGGACTCAGCGAAACTCGCCTTGGCGCGCGCTTCCGCCAGCCTTGCCGAGCATCGGAGGCTGCTCGACAAGGCTATCCTCGATGAGGTCATTCCCGTTCTTGGTTCCATCGACAAGAGCGAACTGGATGCCTCGACCGTCGGTCTGGACAAGCGTGCAGTGCAAGCCCTCAATCGACTGAAGGAAGTCATCGGCTGATGGCTGGTCTGGAATCCTTCGACAAGCAGCTTCGCCTGGCGACGACGGACCTCGAACCGGCGGCCATCAATGCCGCTCTTGCCAAGTTCGCCAGGCAGGAACTGGCCAAGGCGATCTCCGCTGGCGCATCGCCGAACTACGACAAGTTCGTCAACCACCGGCATGGCGTGCCAGAGGAGACCGTCCAGGCGCCCGGGCCGATCATCTACGTCTTCAACAACTGGCCGCTGGTCATCAACGCCGCGCTCGAGGAGCTGCGGAGGCGCGGACCTCGGGCTCGCTCCGGCTTGTTCGCGTCGTCCTTCATCGTGATCGTCGGCGGGCGACTGGTGAACGACTTCAAGTCCATCCCGGCGGAAGCCGAGGTCATCATCGTGAACGCGACGCCATATTCACGAAAGGCGGAGGTCGGTCGCCTCGGCATTCCCCGCCGGCGGTTGTTCGATGGCACGAAGAATGCCCTGTCGCGTCGGTTCCGGGATGCTTTCCGCTTCGAGACCCAGTTCCTCAACATCGGCCCGGGTGTACACCCGATGATCCCTTACAGACTGAAGCACGGGCGTCGCGGGCGCGGCGCTGGTCAGCCGATGACGTATCCGGCGCTCGTGATCAATGCAGCAATCTGATGTCCGAAAAGATCGCGACCATTATCGATCCCATCGCTGTCGCTGATCGGCTGCGGTCAAGCGCTCAGGAGATGCGCGAGGAAAACTACCACGACTGGGCGTTTCTGAACGAGGTGGCGGCCGATGTCATCGTGTCTATGGTTCATCAGCGGCCGAAGGACAAGGGGCCAGCTCAGTGAGTAGCCCCGCAGCGTTCGAGGCCTTCGAGACAAGGCTGGCCGATTGGGAAACCACGCCGGTCGTGTTCGAGAACAGGTTCTATCAGCCGACGCCTAACCAGCCGTTCGTTTACGTGGAGGTCTTCGGCGACACTTACGACCAGGACACAATGGGCGCTCCGCAGGCGAATATGTGGGAGGAGCGGGGCACTACCTACCTCCACGTCATGGTCAAAGCCGGCGATGGTTCCGCTACTGCACGCGGATATGCGAACGACCTTATGTACCTGTTCCGCGAGCAGCCGATCGGCGGCTTGATCATGGACCAGATGTCGATAGGCGCCGGCGATCCCGGCAAGGACTTTCCGCTCTTCTGGGCACTTACGCTCACCATCTTCTGGCGCCGGCGCGACATCACGTCGATTCCGACACCTTAAGTCCGGCACTCCCGCCGATTTCCTTCTGACCCTCTGGAGAAACTGCGATGACCGTTGCTGACGGCAGTCAAACCCGTCTGGCCGATGTGTCGGAAGCGACGATCGGCACGATCCCGACCAATCCCGCATTTCAGGTGATGCGATATCGAAGCGCGAATCTTCGCCTGACAAAACAGACCGATATCTCCGACGAGATCCGTGCCGACAGAAATGTACCCGGCATCACCGATGTCGGGCGCATGGTGCAGGGAACAGTCGAGACAAGGTTCTCCTACACGACCTTCGACACCTGGCTGGAGCGCCTGCTGTGCTCGGCTTTTTCGACGAACGTGCTGAAGAACGGGATCACGCATAAGGCGGCGACATTGGAGTTCACCTTCGAGCAGGGCGCGACCGACAGCTACATTCGATACATCGGATGCCGGTTCAACACCTTGGACCTCAATCTCAGGTCCCGCGAACCGGTTCTCGCCTCCTGGGGCATCATGGGCATCAACAGCCCGACACCGACGACGGCGATCGTCTCGGGAGCCACCTATACGGCCGCCACGGTCACCCAGGACTTTAATGCCGGCCTCAACGTCGCCGACCTGACCATAACGTCCAGCTCCATGGTCGGCTCGCCGAAAGTGCAGGCGCTGTCGCTCCGCATCAACAACAACATCTACCAGCTGGACGTGGTCGGATCGTATGCGCCGTACGCTCATGGCCTTGGGCGCTTCGAGGTCAGCGGCACGATGACGATCCTCTTCGAAAGCCTGGCCGCGTATTCTGCCATCCTCAACCACGAGGATGTCCTGATCTCCTTCTCGCTCGTCGATCAGGCCGGCAACGAACTGCAGTTCGATATTCCGAAGGCCAAGTTCCTCGACG